CGGCCGCCAGCTGACGGGCCAACCGCCAGGTCACCCCGATGTCGCCGTAGTTGTCCACCACACTGCAGAAAATGTCCCAGCTGGCCATGCACGCCTCCATCACTTGCCGGCGCGAAGTCTAGCAGGAACCCTGCCATACCTCTGCGCAGCCCTAAGCCAATGAAAAATTTGAAAAAACCTTTGCATTTGGAAAAGGCTTCGACTACATTGTGCGCCGTCGACAGGGCAACACCCCAACGACGAAATATGGTGAGGTGTCCGAGCGGTTGAAGGAGCACGCCTGGAAAGTGTGTATACGGGAAACCGTATCGAGGGTTCGAATCCCTCCCTCACCGCCATATTGAAAAACGCTAAGCCCCTGATTTCTTTGAAGATTTCAGGGGTTTTTCGTTTCTGCCTTTCGAGTTTAGGGCAATTTTAGGGCAAAAATGCCCCTTTCCATGCCGCCTCAGGCCGCCCTAGGCCATCCTCCAGCTCCAACAGCGATCAAGCCACCTGTAAGCGCGCGTCGGGTTTGGCACATCAGGGCGAGATGATTGGCACATCAGGGCGGCAGAAAAGTGGCGATATGTTTGGCATGCAGCGCGCAAGGCTGATCACACAGCAAAAGAAGCCCGCACGAGGCGGGCTTCTTTATCGCTCCTACGGCTAGGCAGTCGCCTTGACGTAGGCGGCGGTGCCGGCGGGCGCAGCGATGGCAGGGACACTAAAGTGCGTTGAGCTGTCGTATGGGTAAGATGGAGCGCTTACGGCAACCCGCGCGACCGTTTTCCCAAGCGCGGACTCATACCTTGAAGTGGTGCCGATCCACATACCGTCCTTGTAATCGATGCCGGCCGCGTACAGCGGGCCAGTCACCTCCATAGCGTTATAGCTCCAGGTTGCCCCGCTGTCGGCGCTGATCGCCCAGCCCGCATCGGTGGCAATGACGAACCGGCCGTCACCATCAGACACGGCAGACTGGACTGTATCGCTGAATGGGATATTCGATGCGCCGGCAAACGCCCAAGTATCGCCATTGTCCGCACTCACCATGACGGCCGCGTCTGCGTTAGCAACAACCCATGTGCTTCCACTGACTGCAACGGCATTCAAGAACACCGTAGAGACGTGGGTAAGCGCCTCCCACGTTGCTCCGTTGTCCGTGCTGCGCGCGCATGCTGGCTCGTAGTATGCGTCAAGACCGATCAGCATGATTGTGTCTGCACTGCTCGCGCAGGCAGCGATGCTTTTCATCCCCGCTGCGCTGGATTCAACAAAAGGCCCGCTCGGACCTGTCGTGCTGCGCGCCACCTTACCGCTGCTTCCGGCGACTATCCATGCGCCGTTTGCGTAGATGGCGCATTTGGCTTCGCTTGCTCCAGTCAGAGTGACAGATACATCAGACCATGTAACTCCGTCATCTATGCTGGAACGAATGATCGGTGCGCCACCGTTTACTCCAGCCATCAGCCAGTTTCCGGCGCCGTCAGAAGCGAATGAACGAGGCGTTCCAGCGATGGCCGACTTAACGAAGCTGAAACCGCCGTCCGTGCTGCGGTACAGGGCGGAGTTTGCGCCCATCATGATGGTGCCGCCGCTGCCATGAATCGGGCCGAAGCGGGATACGGTCTCATCAAGATATCTGGTCGACCATGTGCCAGCTGCGCCCGTTGCTGGAGTCCCGCCAAGCAGGCCAAGCTCTGTGAAAAGATCAGGGTATGCAGACTGCAGGTAGGTTGCGCCAGGAAGAACATAGCCGGCGCCAGGATCGCGCAGGGTGAATAGCACGTCTCCAACCTCAAGCCCACCGGCGCCTATGACGATGGCGGCCAGCTTGGCCTTTTCCTCCGATGTGAAGTCCTCGGTGGAAAGCCCTTTGCCGGGTATCTTCTTGACGTACTGGACGTGCGGGTCATCGGCCAGCACATGATTATTAAGCGCAGCAGCAGGCGCCAGCGCGGAACCCGCCGTATAGCGCGCTTCGGCCGGCGTGCTGATCGGCCACTCGGCAGCTGTCGTTCCTTCCTGCGCGCGCTCGATGGTCAGGCTGCCGCCTGCGGCTGCAGTCACCTTGACGATTTCGTGATCTTCCTCGACGCCGGCTCCATCGACGGCGACCAGGGTCAGCAGGTAATAGTCGCCGGAGCCAAGGCCGGAAAGTAGCGCCGCGTCCTCTGCGGCAACCAGCATGGTCGTCGACGCGGACGCGAGCGGGCTCGCCAACCGGGTCGACCAGTTGTTCAGGAATAGCTGCATTGATTGCTCCGGTCAGACGTAGCAGACGGGTGTTGATTCGAGCCAGGCGCAGGCGCCGATGTGCGGATCATGGCTCCCGTATTTGCGGGATGCGTCAGATTCGGCCGCAGGCCCTGTCGCCACGCCGCTCGGGGTGGCTGGAGGGTGATAGGCGTACCCTGTCGGACGATCAGCGCGCAGACCGATGACCTGCGGCGAGTAGCGGACGACGGCGAGCCGACCGCTGAACGTGGTGGCATTGTTCGCGATATACGCAGGCGTTGCCGAGTATCCATCGGCGAATCTCCACTCGCCGAGGAATCCATACGCCAGGCCTTGATAGGTGGCACCAGGACCATTCTCGGAGTATGGATAGGACTGGCCGTCGATGACGTCGACACGGCTGCGCGTCGATTCCGTTTCGCTGACGGTGGATGTGGCACTCCACGACCCTGACACCTGGCTCTGCGCTGCCCCGCCAACGGTAATGGCAGCAGTCCAGTCCGCAGTTCCTGTTTGCGTGACGGAGTGCGGCTCATCAGGGATTGGCATGCTCAGCGAGCCGGAGCAGTCGACGGCGAACTCGACATCCACGCGGTTGCCTGATGCGTCGTACCAGATGGCCAGCGTGCGCCGGATGCTGAACGAGACAGCCCCGGAATACACACCCACCGCACGACCGCCCCACTCCAAAAAATTGCCCTCGCCAGGCGGCGTCGGGTCGCTAGCAAGCCTAACCCTCCAGGTGTCTGGATAGTCGGGCGGCCCGATGTAATAGCCGACGATGTAGCCTGTCGGAGTTGGCCAGTTGATCTCCGCTCGCGACACGGCCATGCGGCTTTTGACGACCGCGCAGGCGACTATTGCCGCATCGCCTAGGCCGCTGACAGTGACCTCGAGAAACGAGTGCGGCCAGCGGATTTGCGGCTCTCCAGTAAGGCGTCGCTCATGGACCATGATGATCGCGGAAGATCCATCGGACGCAACAGCGTCCACCAGCACACGCCCGGACGAAGGCGCGCCACTTCCGTCCACGCCCCATGCGCAGGTGAACGGATAGCTGTAGCTCTCTGCCGCGCCGCCAAGCTCGCCGAACCTAGCCAGCGTGAGCGTGCCGGAAAGCGGCGATCCAAAGCTGTGCACGATGGTTTCTGACAGCTGCGGGCACCGCACCAACCAACGAGCTCCATTCGGGTCCACATAGATCCAGCCATCCAGCGCTTTCCCGTAGAGCTGCTGACGCCCGCCAGAAAGCGCCGCGGTATTTATCCACTGCCGTCCAGCCAGCGCATCAGCCACAATCTCTTCAGGTGTTCGATCAATCGCTGGCGCGCCCGGAACCGAGACCAGGATCGCGGCGCCGTAGCTATCCGGCATAGGCTCTGAGCCGTCCATGGTGGAAGGCGGCTGCGGGTATGCCATGCTTGACCCGTTCGGCAGCTGCAACTGCCCGCCCTGAACGCGACCGTGCCAAGGCGTTCCCCATACTGGAGCAGTCATGCCGGCGTATCCGGGTTGGCCAGCTGAATGACCACCTCGGCGCCGCTGGCGTCGGTCATGTTCAGCGTCTTGATCGCCGGCAGCACGAACAGCCCGTCACTGCTGCGCAGGCCGTCAGGCCAGTACTCGCGCGTACTGGCGTCGGCCTCCGTCAGCGGGCTGGCAATGCCGCCTCCGCCCGCCGCCGCGCCGCCACCCTTCCACTCGCCGATACCAACCTGCACGCCAATCGCGCCCTTGGCGGGCAGCGGCGGCAATACCTTCGGCTTGTGCTCGGGCTTCACTGCACGGTTGAGGTACTCGTGGATGGGCATTCCAGGGCGGTTCTGGTCATAGGCCTGACTGTTCATGCCATAGCTCTGATTGCTCATTTCACAGCTCCAGAAGGTCATTGGGGACGACGATGCGGTAGGTGGCGGCGACCTCGGCGACCAGCTCGTCGCGGCGGTCGGCGAGAATCTCGCGAGCGGCCAGCTTGATATCGCGCGGGTAGGTTTCCGAGCCTGGATAAGGGGCTTCCATGTTCCCGCTGAAGCCCAGCTTTTCGGGGTCGTAGGCCGGGCTATCCGGCTTTCCGCCGATCTGGGTCGGCAATAAGCTGCCAGCACTGGCCCCGTCGCCAGACTCTGCCGGGACCGTGACGATTGGCGGCAGCACCAGCGGGTCACCCGCCTCGCCGCCGCCACGCATGACCGCCAGGGTTAGCGTGGTAACCGCCGCGCCACCGACCAAGTCGAAGCGGTCAGCCAGGCGGCGTACCTTGCCCTGGGCGCGCACGCCCTGATCTTCGAGTCGCGCGGTGTGCACCAGGTCGATGCCGGCGCACAGGCTGGTCGGCACCGCGAAGGACACCGAGGTGGCCCGGTGCGCAGCCAGGATCTTCGCCTGGGCGCGCTGCAGAAGGCAGCGGGCGGCGAGTTCGCGACGGGCGTCGTCGTCATGATCGACATGACCGGGCGTGCCATCGTCGACCGGGCTCGGGGCAAAGCCGCTGCCGGCGCTCCAGTCGACGCCGAGCCCCGTGTCGCCATCGGTGCTGACCACCAACTGGGTATCGACGCCGAACGGCGCGGACTCCCAGGCGTCTGCCGCCTCGGATTCGACCGCAAAGCCGAGGCTTGCGCGGACCAGCAGCTCTCCGGCCTGCGCCACGCTGGCGGTGGCTTCAAGGCGCAGGCGGTACCGTTCGGTCACCGTCTGGGTCCAGCGCCGCGCACCCACCACGCCGAAGCCCAGCAGCAGGTTGGGGTAAAAGCTGTTGGTAAAGCCAAATGGCGGGTCGCAGTACACCCCAGATCCGGTCGGCGGTAGCGGTTGGAATGCCGACGTGGACAACATCGTCTGGCCGATGGCACTCAGCGCATCCTCGACCATCTCACGGTCCGGCAGCTCGGTCGACGGCTGGGCCGCCAGCACGCACCAGCCTGGAATCCCGCTCAGCCCCGACATGTCGGGATGCACCCAGTTGTGCTCCTGGTTCTCCTGCCAGCAGCGGGAGAAGCGATAGCTGTACTCGATCTCGACCACGTTGGTCAGGGTGTCGAGGTCGGCCAGGTCGACTTGGATCGAGTCGTCCAGGGTGGTGCCTGGACCGAAGACGAAGTGCGCCACCGGCTCGGCATACCAGCTGGTGGTGCGCAGCACGCCTGTCGGCGAGCAGTCCAGGCTGACCGGGCGGGTGGACAGGCGCTCCTCGGCATAGTCCCAATGGCTGCGCCCCTCCAGCGGATCGAACACATCCGCCGACCAGTCACCCTGCACCAGGGCGTCGATCTCGGCCGCGCTCATGGCCTCGACGCGCTGCTGTCGCTGGTCGCTGCACTCGCAGGTCAGCAGCCGCTGGCGAGGGTCCCAGCTGGGCAGGATGATGCGGCCGGTGAAGCGGCGCACATCCAGGCTGCCGTCGGCAGACTGGGACAGGTAATCGATGCTGACGGTCCGGCCGCGCCAGTCGGTTGGGGTGACGGCTGCGGAGATGTGCAGGGCGAAGGTCGCCAGACCGGCGGCGCCCTCCTCGCGGTCGACCTCGACGGTACCGACCAGGCTGGCGGTGACATCCTCGCCACCGACCAGCACGCGCAGGCCCCAGACGTAGGCAAAGCCGGCCACCGCCTGCTGCGGAGTGCGGGTGACGCCTGAGCCGTTGAGCGCAGCGCCGTTGAGCATCGAGCCGTTGAGCTGCATCAGACCTGCTCCGCGCTCAGCGACCAGTCGTAGCGGCCGGTGTTGTCGTCGAATTCGCTGACCAGGCCGGAGGTGAACACCACGTAGCGCGGATACCAGCACACCCGGTAGGCGGTCGCGCCGGCCACAGCGGTCAGCTGCGCTTCGTCGCCTGCCAGTACCAGGGCAGTCTCAGTCCAGCGATCACCCACACGGGCCAAGCCCCAGGGCTGCACATCCGAGCGACGCTGATCGGCGGACGGCAAGGTGAATGCCGTGCCTGTGCCATCCATCGCGCGAGGTTTGACACACAGCAGCTCCAGCGGCTGGCTGTAGTCCAGGGCGTCGAGGCCGGGGTCGAGCCAGCCGCTGCCGCTGGCCGAGGTACGGGTGCGGCTCCAGTGGGTCAGCTTGACGGCGGCGCCCAGGGACATGCGCAGCACGCTGCTGCCGCCGATGGGCTCGTAGCTCTGGCGGATAGGCCCGGCAGCGGGCCAGATGGCGATGCCGCCGAGCACCAGGGGGACGATCTGGCTCATGCGCGGGTCCTGCCGAATTTGCGGGCGGTGCGGCGCAGATCATCTTGCAGGCGCGCCACCTCAGCCGGAGGCCCTTCCAGGGCGTAGGAGCCGCCCCAGGGCATGGCCAGGTTGAGCGGCTGACGCTCGCCATTGCGCTCCAGGCTGGGCAGCGCGGGGATCTGCGGGATCAGGTGGTCGCGCACCGGCAACTGACCGCTGCGGTTCATGAAGTCGAGGTTGGCGGCGCCGAGCAGAGCGGCCGCGCGGGCGTTGAGCACGTACTCGCCGCGCGAGGCGGCGAGCAGGACGCTGTCGCTGGTCGGCGTACCAGGGCCGTCAATCCAGCCGCCGGTGGCGCGCTTGACCGGATCGATCAGCTCGCCAGCCTGGGCGTTGGCGGCCGCGGCCTGCTTGGCCGCGCCAGCCTCCGGGCCGATGTAGCTGACCGGGATGACCATGTACTTCTTCAGGCGCTCGGCCAGATCCTTGGCTTGCTGCTCCAGCGTGGCGGCAGACTGCTCGAAGCCGTTGAACTCGACGTTGATGCGCTTGAAGGCCTCGGCCTTGGCCAGCAGGTCATCCATACGCGCCTTGATGGCGTCGACCTGGCCCTGGGCGGCTTCCTTTGCCTTCTCGGCAGTGTCGACGTCCAGCTGGGTCGCCGCATCGGCGATCTGCTTGAGTTCCTCCGCCATGCCCTTGAAGCCGTAGGTGTTCTCGCCGGCCTGCTGCAGCTCGCGCAGCATCTCACCGGCGGCGCGCGCCTGGCGGATCGCCTCCTCGGTGTCGCCGGCCTGCAGCGCCTGCCGGGCGCCGGCCTTGAGGGCCATAGCCGCGCCGACACTGGGATCGGCCTGCTCGGCGCCGCCGCCCAGATCCTTGATCAGCCGATCGAACTCCTCGAGCACACCAACCCGCCGGCGCATGGCAGCCTCTGCACCCTCGGCGGCCTTGTTCAGCTCCAGGTTGGCGGCGTTGTAAGCCTGGATCTCCTTGCCCAGCGAATCCTGGATGGCCTTGAGCTGCTCGGCCTTGATGCGCTCGACGGCGGCCTTGTGGCGTTGCTCGGCGTTCTCGCGCTCGGTTTCGGCGTCACCGATGTCCTGGAGCGCTTCGCGGTACTCGCGGGCGCGGCGATAGGCGGCAACTGCATCCGGATTGACCGGGCCGTTGATATCGCCCTGCTGCGCCAGAATCTCGCCCTGAGCGCGGTAGTGCTCCTCGGCCAGGCGCAGGCTTTCCGCATAGGCCTTGCGCTCGGTCTCGTTCATGCGCGCCAGACTGGCGGCCGGCAGGATGACCGTACCGGCGTACTCGGCAGTCTTGGCGCTCAACTCTTCCAGCGACTGCTTGTGTTCGCGCTGAGCCTTGGTCAACTGCTTGTGCTGCTGGTAGAGGTCGTACAGCTCGCTCAGGTTGCCAGCGGTCCAGCTCACCACGCCCAGCGCCAGCGCACCCTTGGCCAGCTTGGCCACGTCAGCCAGGTTCTTGAGCTTTGGCGTCAGGCCGTCGACCGATACGCCAAAGGCGCCCAGCCCCTTGCTGGCGGCCGTCGACACCCCAGGCAGCTTGCCGAGGTGGCCGAGCAGCAGGGTCAGCGGGTTGATCAGCGCACCGGCCAGCAGCACCAGCGGTCCTGCGGTGACCGCCAGAGCGCCGGCGGCCAGCGCGGCATTGCGCAGCGCCGGGTCGAGTCCGGCCAGCCAGGTGGCAGCCTCGACGGCCATGCGCCCCAGCTCCAGCAGACCCTCGGCGATCTCCAGCAGACCGTCGACCACCTCCGGCTCGGCCAGCTTGGCGGCCAGTTCGTCGATGGCGGCGATCAGATCGCTGGTATCGGCGCTGCCGAAGGCCTTGCTGACCGCATCGCGCAGGCGGGTCATGGCCGCCTCGACGGTACCGGGCAGAGCCGCGGCCTCGGCACGGATCACGTCCAGCTGGCCGGTCAGCGCCTCGGTCACCGCCGCCGCGGTCAGTTCGCCTTCCTCGGCCATCTTGCGCAGAGCCGTGGTCGGCACGCCGAGGCCGGCGGCCAGGGCCTGCATCAGGCGTGGCGCCTGCTCGGCGACGCTGTTGAACTCGTCGCCGCGCAGGGCTCCAGCACCCAGCGCTTGGGCGAACTGGATCACCCCGGCCTCAGCCTCAGCCGCTGAGGCGCCGGACACGGAAAAGGCCAGCGCCACCGCCTCGGTTACCTGCAGGATCTGCTCCTGCCCGGCTCCGGTTTCTTTGAGCGGCCTGCTGATGCGCCCGTAGAGCGTGGCTAGGGCGGCCAGCGGCGAGCCGGCCGCCCTAGCGATGCGTTCAAGCTCCGACTGGGCGCGGTTGAATTCTTCCTGGGAGGCGGTCGCCTGCTTCAGGCGGCCAAGCATCGACTGGTAGGCGTCGGCATTGGCGGTCAGCGCGGCCAGCGCGCCCTTGGCGGTGACCGTGGCGCCGGCCAGGCCGGCGAAGGCCACCACGGTCTCGGTGCCGACCTGGCGCAGCGCGCCGCGCCAGCCGTTGGTCTCCTGCACCAGCTCGGCAGTGCGCTGACGCAGCTGCACCTTGGCCTGGGCAAGCTCGGCCATGCTCAGGCCGCCCTCGCGCTTGAGCACCTGGTACTGGCTGCGCAGGGCGGTGATCTCGCCCTGGATGTCGCCATGGGCGCGCACGCCAAGCGCTGCACGCGCGCCGGCTACCCGCGACTGCTGAAGATCCGCGGCAGCGCTGACCTGTGCCAATTCCGCCGCCAGACGCTTCTGCTCAGCGCCGAGGCGCGAGGTGTCGACACCGGCTGCGCGCAGCGAGGCAGTCAGCTCGGTCAGGCGGTTCTTCTGGCTGGCGATACTGTCTTCCAGCGCCTGGGCCTGCTGCGCCGCAACCTCATAGGCGCGCGCCTGGGCCTTGGTCGGCTGCTCGGCGGCAATCAGCTCGGCCGCCATGTCGCGCAGGCTGGAGCGCGTCGCCTCCAGCTGCCGGGCGCTATCGCCCAGGCCCGCCTGCAGGTCACGCAAGGCAGCGATCTTGCCCAGCGGCTTGCGCAGCTGCTCGGCCATTGCCGTATAGTCGCCCTTGAACTGCTGGAGCGCCTGGCGGCCCTGGTTGGCGTCGACCGAAATGGATAAGCGGACATCGCTCATGAAGAAAACCCTGTTCTGCGTGCTGGCGCTGGTGGTGGTGCTCTACGGCTGGCCGACGGCCTTCTTCGGCACGCTGGTCGCCGGCGTGGTGCTGCTCCTGGCGGCGCTATTCATCCTCCTTTTCGCGCCTCGGCCGCACTGATCGCTTCGTCCAGCGCGGCACGCCAGGTACCCCACGGGTAACTCCACAGCCCGGCGTGACCGTGGCGGATCAGGGCGCTGGCGTTGCGCTCGAGCTGGGCGAGTGCTGCGCGAGGATCTTTCTTCCCAGCGCCTCGACGCGCCCGCACAGGGCGAAAAAATCGCTGTTCACCTCTTCGCAGGCGGCGTAAAGCTCGCGCAGCTGCTTGGGCGTGAGGCCATCGAGCTGCTCGCGGGTGGCGTCACACATGCCCAGCAGGTCGTTGATGCCGACCTCCTCCAGGAGCAGGTCGCCGACCACGTCGCTGGCGCCCCCCTCGGCCATGCGCTTCATCCAGGCGCGGATCTCGCCGACGGTCAGCTCGCGCACCGTCACCACCAGCCCGCCGATCTCGATCTGCTTGTGCAGGACCATCGACATTCAGGACACCTCGAATTGGTTGAGTCAGGGAGCGCCTGCCGGGGACCGGCAGGCGTCAGGGGTTACAGCCAGGTGATGCGGTAGAACGGCGACTCGCCGGCGGGGCGGGTCAGGTCGGCCAGCACCTCGCCCTTGGCCAGCAGCTTGCCGGGGTTCTCCGCGTCGATCAGAGCCAGCTCCTCGGCCGGCGGCGCCTTCCAGCGGAACACCTCGACGATCACCGGGCGACCGCTGTCGGCTTCGTTGAGGCCGTCGAACACCAGGCGGTACTCGGCGCCGGCCTCGATCAGCGGCTCGATGCGGGTAGCCGCAGTCGAGGTGTAGGCGATGGTCGCCGGGGTCGGCGCGGTGATTTCCGTACTATCCGCCGGCACGCTGATGCCGGCCGCCGAGACCACCACGGCGCTGAGCGGGATCTCGCTGCTGTCGCTGGTCTTGGTCAGGGTGATGGCGGTCGGCCCCGGGAACTCGGTCATCGCCAGGCTGCCCGGCTGCAGGACGATGGCCTCGCTGGCGATCACCTGGGAGGCCAGCTCGACCACCTTGCCCTGCAGGGCCATGGCCAGGTTCTCGTCAGTCCATTCCTGCATCTGTACGTCGAGGGTGGTGCCGTCGAGGTTGTCGAGGGTGGCAAGGTTGCCGCCGCCGGGCTTGCGATGCTGCTTCCAGACCATCTGGTTGCTGCGGTTGGCGAACTTGAGCGTCTCGACATCGCCGATGTCGCGCAGCGGTGCATCCGCCACGCCGAGGCGCTGGGCATGGACGACGCCGACGCCCTTGAAGACTTGAGGTTGGGCCATGGATCAGGCTCCTATCGGGTGCGGGGATGGATGAATTCCACCGGCCAGGTGATGACCCAGCCGGCGGCGCCTTGCTTGTCCAGCGCGGCGCTGTAGAGGTTGGCGGCGCGCACATCCTTGGCGTCGACGCTGTCGACCAGCGCCACGCCGCAGCGGCTGCCGGGCAGCGCGGCCTGCATGGGCGCGGCGGCGGCCAGCACGTTGAGCGCGCGACTGCCGGCCTTGCCCTGGTCGCCGGCCAGCACCACGGCCACGACATGGCCGCTGGCGATCAACTGGCCACGGCCGTTCAAGGTGAAACGCAGCCCTTCCAGGGCGAGGCGGCAGGCGCTGGCCCGGGTGGCGTAGCGCTCCAGGTCGGCCGGGGTGAAGCGCCCGCCATGCAGCGCCACCTCGACCTTGAGGCCGGCGGCCTGGTAGACCTGTTCGGCCCAGGCCTGGATGCCGTCCAGCAGCGCGGCGGCGGTCAGCTCAGTCATTGGCCATGCCCTCCAGGTAGTCCTCGACCAGCCCCACCACATCTTCGTAGTCCTCGCCGGACAGGCCGAGGAACTCGCGCTGCGGGATGCCGCGGGCGGGGTCGCCGAATTGATGGGTGGCGGCGTAGACCAGCGGACTACCGACCAGCACGCTGTCGCCACGCACCTCGTAGGTGATGCTGCCCTGCAGGTGCCCTTCGCCCTGCAGCAGGCTGTGGCCGCCGTGGCGGGTCCTGGCGTAGTCGGCCGACCACTCCGGCCACGGCGAGCCGTCCGGGGCGGCCTTGTCGTCCTGGAGGCGGCGTCGAGTCTGGGTCTCTACCTCCATCCCAATGCCTTCGAGCAGCGGGCCGAGGTCGAACTCGGCCAGCCGCTCCAGGCGTGCCAGGATGCGCGGATCGGCAGCCAGGTTGACCTGTACGCCTGCGCCGCTCACAGCAGCTCCCCGAAGCGCTTGGGCTGCGACTCGAAAAAGGCGAAGCCGCTGGTTTCCTCCTCGGCCGGTGTCGGCATGCCGAGCGATACCTCGCCACTGGCGATGCGGCGCAACAATGCCACCGCATCCTCGTAGCGCTTGCGCTTCTCCTCGGTACCGCTGCCGGCGTCGGCCGACAGGCGATACAAGGTGATGTCGCAGCACAACCGGACCAGCACCTCGGGCACCGAGGCCAGCGGCAGGCGATGCAGGGCCCCGACGTAGCCGTCGATCTCGGCCGTGGCGTCGGCAGTCGCCTGCTCGATCACTCCGGCGTCGATCACCCCGTCCTGGTCGCGGTCGGCGACCAGCAGGATGGCGTCCTGGCTATAACGGGCCTGGAGGGCGGCAAGGTCGGCGTAGGCCATGGATTACTTCCCTGCCTTGGCCGGCGCTTTAGCGCCAGCTTTGGCATTGTGCTTGTCCGCCGGAGCCGACTCGGCGGGCGCCTCGGCGACTTCTACGGCTACCGGGACGGAATCGGCCGGATAGGCATCATCCGGCAGCGGCGCGAGCGGCTGCCCAGGCTCACCGTCGAGCACGACGACCTTGAGCATCGGCTCGGCCTGCAGGCGCTCCAGCTCGGCCGCAGTGAAGCGGTCGGCCGGATGGTCGACCGGCTGCGCCGGGTGGGCGATGCCGCAGCGGCGGAAGCCGGCCCGCTTGGCGGTGATGCGCACGATCATGGCGACGCCCCCTTACACAAGCCACGGACAGACCAGCACTTTCGCGCTGCCCGCCCATTCGTTGCCGTTGTCCGCATCCTTGACCAGCAGCTTGAGCGCCTGGGCCTCCAGGGCCGGCGGCACTACCAGCAGGTTGGGGGTGATGCCCAGCGGGCGACCGCCGTCGGCCTGGAAGCTGCGCATGGCGGCACGGGCGGCGCCGTAGTGGGTGGCGTCCAGCGGCTGGCGGGAGGCATAGGCCATCTGCCAGAAACCGAAACCGGCATTGCAGCGGTAACGCACGCCGTGCAGGTACTCGTCGTTCTCGAACACGTGGTCGCTGTTGGCCGGGTTGGTTTTGCTTTCCAGCTCGGGCTTGGTGCGCTCCTGGAAGATCAGCGGCTTGATGGCGCGACTGGTGTCCAGCAGGTACCAGGTGGCGCCAGGGTTCTCGGCCGGCACGTCGTAGTTGCTAACCGACACGGCCACGCCGGTGCCGTCGACGTTCGGGTAGACCGGGTGGTCGGTGTCGAAGAAGTTCTGGCCGTCGTAGCACTGGGTGGTGGCGCCGGCCGCCAGCAGGGCGAATACCAGCTCGTCCGGGTGCACGCCGGCGGCGCGACCCATCTCCTCGAACAGCGGGCGATAGATGCCGGCGGTGTCGTCCTCGACGGCAGTGCGAGCGATTCCGACGGTTCCCTCGTAGAGCTTGTTGGTGATGCTGTAGCCGTGGGCGGCCATGTCCTTGATGACGCGCGAGCCCACCCACTCCTGGAGCTTGGGGAACTGGCCGAGCCAGCCGAAGGTGTTGCTGGCGGTAGCGCTGGGTACCAAGGTGGCGACCTCGCGCCACTGGTTCGGGGCGACTTGCAGGCCGCGCTGGTAGTCGGCGCGGAAGCCCTGGAACAGAGCCTGCAGCAGGGCGGAAGTGACGACGGCCATCAGTTAGCCTCCTGGATCAGTTTGAGGTACTCGGCATCGGACATGCCGAGCATGCGGGCGGCGGTCTGCTGCTCGCTGTTGAGGGCGGTGGCGGTACCGGGCTGGCCTTGCGGCAGCAGCGGATCGGTGACCGAGGGCGCGGCCTTGACGAACGCGCGGAAGCGCTCCAGGCCGCCCTCCTGCTGGCACTGGGCGACGTGGTAGGCCTGGGTGGCCGGGGTGATCTTGCCGGCCTTGAGGGCGGCCTCGATCTCGGCGTTGATCGCCATCTGCAGCTGCTCCTGGTCGCGCTGCTTGAGTTGCTGCTCGGCGTTCTGCGCGCGCTGCACGGCGCCGTCGTAGTCGGCGCGCGGCACGTACTTGTCCAGCGACGGGGTGCGCTCGCTGTTCTGCGCGACCTGCAGGTCGGTCTTGAGGGAGCTGACGGCAGCCACGGCCTGCTGCTCCGTGGCGTTTTCGGGCAGGCCAAGGGCTGCCAGGATGGCTGCAAGGGCCATGGGTACCTCCGGGGTGGGTTGGGTTTGCTCGGCGTTGAGCGCCTTGATGGCGAGGTTCGGCTTGTTGACCAGGCCGAAGCTGCTGAAGCGGTGGATGCGCCCGTCCTTGTCGTAGAGGAAGACGGGCGAGACGTAGCGGTATTCGCGGGCGGTGATGGCGTTGCGTGCGCGCTCGGTCCACTCCACGCGCGCCTCCATGGCGCCGCGCTCGTTGAGTCGGTACTCGCGCACCCAGCCGGCGGCCGGGGCTTCCTCGCCCTTGGGCGCCCTGAGCTCGGTGGCGTGCAGGTAGTCGAACGGCAGATCCACCCCGTGGGCCAGGGTGGCGGCCATCACCGCGCCGGGCTCATAGGACCAGGTGCGGCCGTCGCGGCCCTGGACGCTCGGTCCGGGCGGCAGCACCTCTACCCATTCGGGCACGTCGGCGCCCAGCTCGAAGCAGAGGGCTGTGGAGGTGGAGCGCTGGGCGGGGGCGGTTTGAGTGTTCATGCCGCCATGGTCGGCGGCATGCACTGAAGCCAATCAGGAGAGGGGGTTCAGTTCCACGATGGCGGCGAGCAGCTCATCCCGGCTGGCGAAGCCGTAGCGCTGGATCACTGCCAGATCATCCTGATCCTGCCATTGCGGTGCAATGTACCCGGCATCTCCGGGCTGCAGGCCACTGTCATAGTCCTCCGGGTACTCGGCGACGTTACTGCGCACCACGCTGGCTCCCAGCAGGCGCTCCAGTTGTTCGCGGTAGGCGACGGGGTTGGCGGCGCGCAGCGCCTCCAGGTCATGGGCGGTTTGCACGATTTGCATGCAGGATCTCCTTGCGGGTGGCCGCCAGGTGGCGGATGAGGTTGTGGCTGTCGGCCCAGCGCGCATGCCCCAGCCAGGCGCCGAGGAAGCGCTTGAGGGCTTCGTTGTCGCGAGCCTTGGTCAGGGCGCGGATGCGGCGCTTGGCGCGCTTGACGCTGTCGCGGCGCAGCAGCTTGTGGCCGGGGAAGATGCGGTAGCCGAGGAAGTTGACGCCCTGCTCGACCGGCAGGATCGACCAGTGACTGAACTCCAGGCGCAGGTGGTTGAGGCAGAAACACTCCAGGAAGTCGCGCACGCCCTCGAGCACGGCGCGGCTGTTGTGCAGCACGACGATGTCGTCCATGTAGCGGGCGAAGGTCGGGATCTTCAGCGTCTGGCACAGGAAGCGGTCGACCTGGGTGCCGTACACGCCGGCCCACAGCTGGCTGGTCAGGTTGCCGATCGGCAGGCCGTCACCGGTGCGCGGGGTGAACTGCTCGATCAGCCAGAGGGTGTGGCGACAGCTGACCTTGGCCTCGAGGCGCCGCCAGAGCCTGGCGCGGTCGATGCTGTAGAAGTACTTGGAGAAGTCGGTCTTGAGGGCGTAGACCGGGCGGCCGCTGCGCTCCAGGTGGCGGATCATGGCCTGAACCCGGATGGCGCCGGCATGGGTGCCGCGCCCGGGGCGGCAGGCGTAGGACTGCGGCAGCATGGCCGCCTCGAAGATCGGGCCGATGACGGCGACCAGGGCGTGCTGGACGATGCGGTCGCGGAACTGCAGCGCGGTGATCGGCCGCGGCTTGGGCTCGTAGACCCAGAACTGGCGCGGTGGCGCCGGCCGGTAACGGCGCTCGCGGATGGCCTCGCGCAGGCTCGCCAGGTGCGCGGCGCTGTGCTCTTTGAATGCCAAGTATCCCGCCGTGCGGCGCTTGCCGAGGGCCGCCTTGCGGTAGGCCTCGCGGAAGTTTTCGGGATCGAGGATCTGCTCGATCAGGTTGCGGTGTCGCTTTCCCACGTCTTTCCCTGTCCCTGTGAGAGGCGCCGCGCGCGGGTCTCGATGTTGCCGTTGCCGGCTCACTACGCCCCGCTCTCGCGGACCTGGTCGTGTGTTTCCCGAAGGAGGTAGCGCACGGCTGACCACATGGGTCGCCCTGGTCCGCCGTAACGGAGCCAGCGGTGGTGTTGCTTTGTCGTCACAGACGCCGCGCCCGCCGATGTTGTTGTTCGAGTTGCTGGGCGAGTTGTTCCAGTTCGCCGCGCGCGAGCCCGAGTTGGCGCCGTTGTTCCAGTTGGCGCCGAGCAGGACGGCATCGATCCGTGTGCTACCCATGTTCAGCGCTTGGACTTCATCCAGGCGCCGAGCATCTTGCCCGTCTCAGCCAGGTGGATGCTGGCCACCTCGTGCTGATGCGGAGTTATCAGCCGGCGCTGGGCGTGCACGGCGAAGCGCAGCAGCCAGCGCAGCTCGGCCAGCGATGCATCCACGACGTAGATGCGGCTGGCCTGGTTGGACTTGGCGGCCGTGTACAGCTGTCCCGGTACCGCCAGCAGCGCGCCCAGCAGGCGGTCACGGAACTGGCCGTGGCTGCGGGGCAGGTTCTGGATGATCGGGTACAGGTAGTTCACAGCCTGGTCGTAGCGCTCGACGATGGCCAGCGCATTGGTGTTTCCGCTCACGTCGCTATCGCTCCGCGCTCAGGCGCAGGTGGTCACAGACGCCGCGCCCGCCGAAGCTGTTGATCGAGTTGCCGGGCGAGTTGGTCCAGTCCGCCGCGCGCGAGCCCGAGTTGGCGCCGCCGTACCAGTTGGCGCCGAGCAGGACGGCACGAGTGGTGCCGGTGTAGACCGAGCCGCGGCCACTGGTGATGGCCTGCCAGCTGGTTGCCACGGTCTCGCCGGTCACGCCCTGGATGTCGGCACCCCAGACCCATAGGTTGCCAGTTGCCTGCTCGACGCCCCATTTGCTGCGACGCGGCGCGTCATGCTTGGTGGTGACCGGGTCGGCGCCGACAGCTGTCGCCTCGGTGACGCCGAAGGCCAGCATCGAGAATTCCGCCCAGCTCGGGCAGCGCTTGCCGTGGGCTTGCAGGACGTCCTGGGCGACGAACCAGGTGAAGTTCGGGTAGGCCGCCGAGCCGTCGCCGTTGTAGGCCGCCGGGATCTTCGGCGGGCTGCTGCCGTCGGCGATGGTCGCGCCGGCGCGGCTGGTGCCGTCGACGTGGTGGTTGACGCCGAGCAGGTAGATGTCCGCCCAGAACATGCCGTTGATGCAGACCATGCCGCGGGGGTCGTGGCATTTCGGGCGCCAGTGCTGATCCCACAGACTGTACTGCAGAATCTCGCCGGTCAGCGCGACATGGAAGCCGCCGAGCAGGCGCGTGGTGCCGGCTGGCTCGCCCGCCGGCGAGGTGAAGTCGGCACTGGCCAGCAGGCGGCCATCGCGGGTGCCGTAGATGGCGTAATCGGTGCCCGCCACCAGTGCAGGCAGGCTGACCGGAGCCCCCGCCACCCAGGCCAGCAGGCGCCCTGCCACCTCGGCGGTCAGCGGCTGAGCCAAGGTAACCACGTTGCCGGCCGCGGACCAGGCCGGACCGTGCCCATCGCGCTTGCTGAAGGTGCGCGGCGCCACGTAACGGCGGGCCGCACCAGGAATTCCTACGGGTCGAATGGTCACAGCATGGCCTCCTGCACAAACACGCGCGCATCACCCGGCGCGCTCCAGATCCACACGCCAGGCGAGCCTGCGTCGATCTCGATGGCGGCGCCCTGGGCGAGCAGCCAGCCGCTCGGATCGCCCGCCGCCGGCTGGGCGGCCTGCTCGAGCACCAGCACCGGCATCAGGGCCTTGTTCTGCAGCAGCAGGCCGCTGCCGGCCGGAATACCGCTGGCCGCGTAGGCATTCACCCACTGCTTGGGGGGTACGTAGATATCGCCCATTTCCCTCTCTCCTCGAAAATTCGCGCCGGCCTGCGCCGTCGCCTTGCTGCTGTGCCGCGTTAGACGGGCGTTAGAACCGCCGAACGCCACTTACCCCTGCCGCTGGTAGCTCTCAAGATGCTTGCGCACCTCCTGCGGCCTCCCAGGCGGCCTGCCGAAAATCACCCGTCACCCCGTCCGCCCAGGCGCTGCACATCGGCATCGCGGGCCGCAGCGGTGGCGCTCAGCCGGCGCAGCTCGGTCATATGCAGCACACCAGCCACGCTGCGCGCCTTGATCACCACGGCGCCACCACCGAGCAGCAAGCGGACGATGGTCACCCGGCCCTTGCCGTCCTCGAGCAACACGCCCTCGTCCAGGGCCGGCTGCACCTGTGCCCAGTCGTCCTGGCTGAGGTCGGCGCGCTGGCTGGTGGCGCCGAGCACCACCACCTGCGACTTGAGGTCACCGATGGCCGGGGCGCTGCTGGCCAGCCAGCCCAACGGGAAGACGCCTCGCGGCGATCGCTGCCAGTCGCTGAGTACCTCGCCCATGCGGCGCACGGTGATGCGCGCCAGACCGGGGTCGCTGCGGTCGAGCTTCTGCTGCAGGCTGAGGAGCACGGGCTCCAAGCGCCCGGCGCTGCCCGGGTTGTAGGCCCAGCCGGGTTCGATGCCCTTGGGCACCTGCAGCACCTCACCGGTGCGCTGGTTGACGTACTCCTGCTCGCCTTCGTCCGGCGCCACCTCGCTGACGGCGCCCTGGGCGCGTAGGCGCTCGGCCTCGCGCTTGCTCACCGCACGCACGTGGCACTTGCAGCCCCAGCCGTTGGGCGGGAAGTGGGTCTGCCACCAGGGATGGTCGACCGGCAGCAGGCGGCCGGCCCAGCTCATGTGCTCGACGCGGTGCTCGCGACTCGGCCCCAGCTGGTAGAGCAGATAGGGATGGGTGGCCTTGGCGCGCTGGATGCGCTGCCACTGCCCCGCCGCGCGGGCGGTGCGCAGGTTGGTGTTGTAGATGGTCTTGAGCCTGCGTGGGCTGCCCAGCTGCACCTCGCGCTCGGCGCCCTCCAGCGGGTCGAACAGCTCCTGCCGGCCCCACCAGCCCATGCGCTCCAGGAGCGGCTGCAGCTCGCGCCTGAACTGGCCGAAGCTCTGCCCCTCGGCCAGCGCCTTGTCCATCGCCGCGCGGATGCCTTCCAGGATGTCCAGGCGCATGGCCTTGGCCACGGTGAAGGCGGCAGCGTGCTCTTCCTGCCACACGTCGCGATGGTCGAAGCCGACCTTGTAGCCCTTGTCGCGGAACCAGTCGAGCGCGTCCTTTGGCACCGGAACCGTGGTCACAGGCTCACCTCGTCGGTGGCATCGCCCATGCCGCGGGCACGGAAGGCGGCGCGGGCCAGCTGCTCGATCAGCACGCTGTCGTCCATCTGCTCGAGCAGCTCGGGCAGGCGGGCGCGGAACTCGTCGAAGTCCTGGGCCTGCTCGGCCAGTTGCTGCAGCGGGTCGAGCAGCGGGCGCATGACCGGCTGCCACTCGGCGGCGGCCTCGTCCACCAGATCGTCCAGGGCATCGCGCGGCTGCTCGGCGTTGAGCGCCTTGCGCTGACCGCTGCAGTGGCCGCAGCGGCAGGCCTGCTCGCTGTTCAGGCCCACGGCCGGCGGCGCGGCCTGGGCGCCCTGCGGGCGCAGCAGCTCGGCACCCTCGGCCGGTGCCGGCAGGCCGAAGCGGTCGAGGATCACCGACTGCTCGACCGCCAGGCCGCGGTCAATGAAGGGGGTTAGGGCGCCGGCCAGGGCCTTGAGGTCTTCCGGCTCGTTGACCTGCAGGACGATGCGCGGGTAGCGCTCCTGCGGGCCGAAGTTGAGGTCGACGAACACCCGCACCAGGTCGCGGTTGAGGGTGGCGGCGAGCTGCTTGGCGTCGGCCTTGAGGATGTCCATGCGCACGTCGTTGTGCACGTTGGCCTGGCTCTGGCTGGAGCCGTCGTCGGTGGTCATGGTCTGGCCGAGCACGGCCTTGCTGATCTGCTTGTCCAGCCACTCGGCCAGGCGCTCGAACAGCTCGGCACCGCCGGCGGCGTTGGCGATCTCCTCGAACTCGATCTTCATGCCCTCGGGCAGGATGGCCGCGGCATCGGCGGCCAGCTGGGCGACGGCGCGGCGCAGCACTGCGATGTCGTCCGGCTTGGCGCCGGGGCCATAGCGACCGATGCGCAGCGGCATGCCGAACAGCTCGACGTAGCGCATCCAGTCCTTCACGCCGTAGGCCTTGCACATGAAGGACACCGCCACCAGGCGGGCCACCCCGCCGCGGATCGGCAGGCCGCTCTTCAGGCGCGGCTGGTGGACGAGCAGCTTGCCCGGCGGGATCTCGCGGCCGTCGCCGCCTTCCTCGCGGATCAGCAGCGTCCGGCCGGTGGTCTTGTCGAACTGGAACCAGCGCGGGTCGCGCCACTCGTAGCGCACCGGGCGCAGCTGGGCGCCGTCAAGCTGCCAGATCGGCTCGGCCACGCTGAAGCCCTTGCCGATGGCGTCCAGCAGGTCGTCGAGCAGGTCGCCGAACTCCGGGGCCTCGGTCAGCTCGCGCACCGCGTCGGCCAGCTCGATGTCGCGCGGCGCGTCGCTGGCCGCCTCGACGCCGACCGGCAGGCCGGACACCGCGCGCTTGCGGGTGCCGAGCACGGCGGCATAGTGCGGGTCCTTCTCTTCCATCTCCTCGGCCAGCACCAGGTAGTCGAGGATCTCGCCCTGGGCGGCGCCCTGCAGGATGCTGCGCAGGCGCGCCGGGTCGAGGCTGGCGACGATGGAGTCGGCCGCCCAGGCCTGATGCACGCCGGTGGTGGTGGCCTGCACGGCCTCCTGCAGCAACTGCTGGCGACGGATCGGACGGCCGTAGGCGTCGAGGATCTGCGATTCGGCCATTACCAAAGCCCTCCCGCGCCCCAGCCGCTCGGCGGGGCGTCGTCGTCAAATGGTCGGTTGGGGTTGCGGCCTCGGCCCACCGGCTCGTAGCCGTAGGCCTCGACCTCCATGCGGCTGGCGGCGTAGGCCAGCACGCCGGCCACCGCGGCGTCGCCGTGGCGCCGGCCGCCGCCCTTCTCGGTGGTGCGGCTGTCCGGCACCCGCGGCACGCCCTTGATCACCTTCAGGGCGCGGTAGTCGTCGAGGGTGTCCTTGTCGGCCGGCAGGTCGCACAGCGTGCCGTCCTCCAGCGCCGCCTTGAACGGCGGCATGTTGTCCCGGTACCAGCGCTCGCTGAGCATCACCTGCTCGATGCGGGTGTGGCCGTAGCGCACCGCGGCGGCCTCGGCGATGGCCTGGCCGTTGCCGCGGGCGTCGTTGGCGCCGCCGATGAAGCCCGGCAGGCGGTCGACGATGAAGAACAGGATCTGCTCCTGCTGCTTGAACGGCACGTTGCGCAGCTCCACCTGGAACGGCGGGCGGCGGCGCAGGTCCTGCTCCTGGAGCAGCGGCAGGATCACCGAGAGGTCGCCGCTGCGGCCGAAGTCCATGCCGTAGAAGCTGCAGCCGCCGGCCGGCAGTTGTGCCAAAAGCGGCGCCAGTTCGCGCTCGCACCAGCCCAGCGAGTCGGCCAGGCGCAGGTGCTCGGCGATGGTCTCGTAGCCCTGCGGGTAGGCCAGGCGCAGCACCGGCACGTCGCGGCTGGAGCGCTGCTCCAGGAGCGCCAGGGACAGGTAGGCGCCACCACCCTGGGCGGGCACGCAGTCCAGCTCTTCCTCGGCGGCATCGCCATAGAAGTCGTAGACGTCCTGCACCCAGGCCGCTTCCTCTTCGGCCTTCCACTCGATGCCCTTGCGCAGGCAGACGCGGCGGTACAGGCCATCCTCCACCGCTTCCTTGAAGGTGCAGCGGAACAGCTCACCCTTGCGCTTGCCGGCGCGGATCTCCTCGATCAGCTCGTTGAACGGGTTGTCGGTGCCATCGTGGGTGCTGATGACGTGCACCTCGCCGCCCCAGATCAGCAGCGCCAGGGCGGCCTTGAGCAGCTCGCGCAGGTCCTGGTGGAAAGCGGCCTCGTCGATCACCACCACGCCCTGGCGGCCGCGCAGGTTGGACGGCCGGCTGGTCAGGGCGACGATGCGAAAGCCCGAGGGGAAGCCGATGGTGTAGGTCTTGATGTGCTTGCCCGGGTCCTCGTCCGGCCAGATGCCTTCCTCGATCTCGGAGGCCGCGTAGTTGAAGGCACGCGCCCACATGGCGCAGGCCTGGATGTACTCCACGGTCATGTCCTGGTTGTAGCCCAGGTAGTAGACGGTCTGGCCCCTGGCCTCACGGCTGGCGGCGGCCACCAGCACGTTGTCGGCGGCCTCGGCCCAGGTGAGGCCGATCCGGCGCGACTTCTCGCCGACCTTGAGTGGCGAGCGCAGGCCGATCCAGTCCTTCTGGTAGTCGAGCAGGACTGCAGGGATGTCGAGGGCGGCGGTGTTGTCCAGGTGGACCGGGATGCTCACAGGTCTTCCCCTGCGAAGTGGCCGAGACTGGCAATCACGATGGCAATAAGGAAGACGATTGCCCCCTGTGTCTGCTCAGCCGTCTGGGTGTAGCGGGTCAATGCACAGACCAGCAGGAAGCAGGCAATCAGCTTGAATATATTGGACCCGTTCACCCCGCCACCCCCAGAATCTCCCGCCTGATCTCCGCCACGGTGGCCGCATCCAGGCCACCTTTCTTGGCGATTTTCTCTACCTGGCTGGCCGCGGCTTCCGCCTTGGCGCGCACCTCGGCCTGCCACTTCTTCTGCACCACGGACGCGCGGCCCAGTTCGGCCACGGCCTTGGCGACCTTGGGCAAGTCGATCTGGTCGCCCTCGCTCATCAGCAGCTTGAACAGGTGCTCCTGGACCAGACGCATCAGCGCCTCGTTGACGGCGCCCTCCTCGTCCGGCGCGGCGGCGACCACGGCGCGGGCCTGCTCGCTGGCCAGCTTTAGGGCGCTCAGGCGCTCCTCGAAGTTCTGCCCGTAGCGGTGCAGCGCCGACTTGCCGATGCTGAAGCCGCGTGCGGTCAGCTCCTCGGCCAGCGCCTCGTAGCCGGCGAAGTTGTTCTCGACCAGGGCCTGATCCAGCCAGGCCTTCACCTCGGCCGGCAGGGCGGCCACCTTGCTGCGCGGGGGCATAGCTCAGCCCGCCCAGTACTTGGTCGGCCGGGCGATGCCGGGGAACACCTCGACGGTGTACTCGGCGACGTCCACTCCCAGGTGGGTCAGGTCGGCCGACCAGGGACCGGACGGGTCTTTCTTCAGCTCGACCAGGCTGCGGTCGCTCAGGTACTCCAGCTCGCGGCGCAGCTCCAGCGGCGAGGCGTCCGGGTAGACACCCTGCAGGGTGGCCAGCACCAGGGACTCGTGGGCGCCCACCGGGCGGGCGGTGTTGAGGATCAGCAGGATGTTCCAGCGCATGCTTTCGCGCCGGGCCTTGGCTGCGTCAATCTGCATGCTTGCCTCCTTTCAGGGTGATGTTCTGGATCAGCAGGGCCACGCCGTCGAGCTTGGCCTCGACCAGGCTCTGGCCGCGCACGTAGTCCTCGCGGCGCACGTAGTTCACCGGTAGGTCGGCCTGGAAGCGCAGCAGGGTTTTCTCCAGTTGCTGCACCGTTTCTGCGTCCTTGTCCTGACGCGCCAGGACCTTCTCGAAGTTCTGTTCCCAGTGCCGGCTCGCGGCCTGGCGGGCTTCGTCCTGGGCGGCGAAGCGCTCGGCCAGGCGCTTCTCGAACTGGGTCAGCAGCAGCTTGAC